GAAACAACAGGACACTATCAAATTCTGGAGTACATCATTCATTCGTGGAACAACAATTGATCAAGCGATTGTGTTAGTTGATGAGTCACAAAACTTGAATTTTCATGAATTAGATAGTATAATAACAAGAGTAGGAGAGGATGCTAAAATTATTTTCTGTGGTGATGCAAGTCAAACAGACTTACAGAAAACCAATGAGAAGAATGGTATTCTTGACTTCATGAAGATAGTCGAACAAATGCCTGAAGAATTTGCAATGATAGAATTTAATGTTAATGACATCGTTCGTTCTGGTCTTGTGAGAGAGTATCTTATTAAAAAAATGGCTATGGGATTTTAATGTTTATTGTTGAAAATCATCTCGGTGATTTAGAGTTAGAGAAAAAAGAGACCGACGGACTTCGCCTATATAAGTTACCTAATGAAGATTGGGTTCCTTCTATCACTTCTGTAACTAGTTTTTACAATCGAGAGGTGTTTCGTGAATGGAGAAAAAGAGTCGGAAATGAAGAAGCGGATCGTGTCACTAGGGAGGCAACTCGCCGTGGTACGGACTTTCATGAGGCTGCACAAGCCTATCTGGAAAATAAAGAGTTAGATTGGAAAGATTATCAACCACTAACTCAGTTCATGTTTCACAGTGCGAAATCAAGTCTTGATAAGATTGGAAAGATTCACGCAATAGAACGCACACTTTATTCTGAATACCTTGGTCTGGCAGGAAGAGTCGATTGTATCGCCGAATATGAAGGCGAACTTGCTGTCATTGATTTTAAGACCTCGAAAAAAATTAAACCAGAAAAATGGATTGAACAATACTTTGTTCAAGAGGTTGCATATGCCTGTATGTATTATGAACTGACTGGAATTCCTATCCAAAAACTTATCACAATCATGGTCACACCTAACGGTGAGATTAAAGTTTATGATAAAAGAAACAAAGGAGACTACATCAAATTACTTGTGAAATATGTTAAAAACTTTATCGAAAACCGAATGGTGGTTAATGGGTGACATCAACAAAGCACTTAAAGAAAAATTTCTCTGTTCAGCGCAGTTTGCACAGGACATAGAGGGTATTGTCAAAGATGACAATTTAGGTTATATTGATGCTATAGTACATTATTGTGATCAAAATGCCATTGACGTTGAATCGGTTCCCAAACTCATTTCAAAACCACTTAAGGAGAAGTTGAAATGGGAAGCAACAGAACTCAACTTTCTAAAACGTACCTCAAGAGCAAAACTTCCCTTATGACTGGTTTTGATTGCTATCGAACTTACTTAGCATTCAAAAACCACTTTACAAAGGATAACTTTGATTATTTTAAATATGGTGGTAAGACAAATGCAACCACCACTTCATTTAATAAAAGAAAGGATAAATATTTTTTTGAAAAGATGTCTCGTCAAAAGAAAGACGAAGATATAGTAGATTATTTTACTGCAATTTTCTCTCAATGTGATGATCCACAAAAGATGTGGATTGGAGAGATCATAGAGACAGGAGAGAATAAATATAATGACTGGCTTAAAAAGATACAGAGTTTGAATTATCTTTTTAAACAGGAGATGACTGAACTTTGTGATGATAAAGAATTTAATTCTTTATTTGAATGTAAGAATGGAAGACACCCAATAATTATAAAAGAACATTTAAAGAAAAGTATTTCTGTTGAGACACTAGTAATACTTGATGGTCTGTTGAGATATAAAAAGAACTTTGATGCCAAGTTAGACGATTTTGTGTGGAAAACCGTTAGTCTTAAGTTAGACAAGTATAAACCGTTTTTGTTAAATAATATTAACCTCGCAAAGTACAAACAAACCCTCAAGGAGATAGTCGTTAAATGAACGATTTTTTCGATTCAGAAATAGTCAAAGAAAGTCTAAGAGACATTCAAGAACTTCAAGATATCATTGGTATGAATTTGTTAGCTTCAATTGCTTTTTCTGATGAAGATGTGGATGATGAACTAGATCAACTTGAGATGGTTGAAGAATTATTGGAGAAACAACAGTTGATGTATGTTAGATGCAAACTATCAGATGACCCTGACGCTCAGTTAGTTGCAGAAAATATGTCTCATCAATTAAGAAGTATGGGAGCGCCTAGAGGGACATCTGTAGAGGAAATATTTGACAATATGAGAGGGTCAATTAGAAAATTAAAAGAGACGCTTGACAACTAAATAGTAAGGTGTTATATTAATAATGTAAGGACGCTTACGTTGGGAGTGACTGAATAAACTTACTGGCATATAGCTGGTTAAGGTGATGAGACACAGGTGGTGCTGCTCCGAGAGGAGAATCGACTTACCAGTCGGGTCTCAGGCAAAGACGTATTTTACTCTGTAGTAATGCCCGTCTTTTGTTGGCACACAGAAATCCAACCTCCCTCTTTTTTGACCTAAGATGCAACTCGAAAGAGTCGGGCAGATGGTCTTCTTAACACAAATAAAAATAAATCTAATAAAATCTAATGTCTTTTTCTAATCTAAAAAAACAATCCTCACTTGGTTCTCTGACTGCAAAACTTGTTAGTCAGGTGGAAAAAATGAACAAAGGTTCAAATGGTGTAGATGATCGTTTATGGAAACCAGAAGTTGATAAAGCAGGTAACGGTTACGCAGTAATCAGATTTCTCCCTGCACCAGACGGAGAAGATTTGCCTTGGGCAAAACTCTACACTCACGCATTCCAATCATCTGGTGGTTGGTACATAGAGAATTCACTAACAACACTTGGTCAAAAAGATCCAGTTTCTGAGCACAACTCACAACTTTGGAACTCAGGTGTTGATTCAGATAAAGAAGTCGCAAGAAAACAAAAACGTAAGTTATCTTATTACAGTAACGTTTATGTTGTTAAAGATCCTTCAAACCCATCGAATGAAGGTAAAGTATTCTTATTCAGATATGGAAAGAAAATCTTTGATAAGATAACTGCTGCAATGCAACCTGAGTTTGAAGATGAAACACCAATCAACCCATTTGATTTTTGGGCTGGTGCAAACTTCAAAATCAAAATCAAGAAAGTCGCTGGATATTGGAACTATGACTCATCTGAGTTTGCTGCTCCTGAGCCACTTCTAGATGATGATGAAGCAATGGAAGCAGTCTGGAAACAGGAACACTCACTCGCTGAGATTGTTGCTCCAGATCAGTTCAAGTCATATGAAGATCTTAAGAAGAGACTTAATTATGTTCTTGGTCTAACTGTTGCACCAAGGAGACAAGATCCAGAAGTTGCTGAAGAAGAGACTGTTGTTGAACCTATCGCATCATCTGAAGCGCCAGGCACACCATCATCAGTTAATGATGAAGATGAGGAGGATGCACTTAGTTACTTTGCAAAATTAGCTGAGTCCTAAAAACCAACTTTAAATACAAAAAAACCCGAAAAAAAATTCGGGCCATTTTTCTTGCCAGAGGTCGCTCAAAGTGACCTCTTTTTTTATGGCGAAATTATGCGTGGATTCTCTGTCTTTTTAAGGTTGTCAGTTATGAATTGATTAGATTCTTTATATTCCATGATTTCATCAAAATCCTCTAAAAATCCATTTAGATATTCTTTTCGTAAAATATTAATATTTCTCTTATCATCATTTAATTTTGTTTCGTGTTGTAAGAAAGTAATTTCAGTAATTTTAGATTCTGTTCTTAGAACACCATTATCCAAATAACTCATTGAATGATCAGATGAAACAATTAATTTTGATGGTTGAATTAATTTTCCATTTGAGTCTCTTATAAGATCAGTTTCATAATGATGTGTGTTTGATAATTCCTCGTCAGTATATTTCTGGTTTAAATATGTTAAAAAATCTTGACTACCCATTGGCCATTCATCTCTTACATGAATGATATTATTTGCTGTAAGAACAACCCAATCTAAATTAGGATCACCATAAAATTTAACTGCAACTGAGTCAGGTCTTTCATCACCCTCTACAGAATATTTGTCAAATGCTGTTACTTCATCAAAAATGTCATCACGAACAATCGCTCTCTTAAAAAGATTTTTTACAGTTTGGTAATCATATACAGATGTTCGATTATTATCCAATGATGGATAATCAAGGTTTGGAAGTTTTTTAAAGTAACTATTTGGTGATCCTGAGTATGTCATTTTAGTATCCTACAGTGCCTTCTAATTCTGGATCTGATTGATCTCCCTCATATATTGGTCTAAGTTCAGAGAAGACCATATCTAATTTAAGTGCGACTGGTTGTGAATCACGATATGCAGCCCAATAACCACTTGGAGCATAATCAACAGCAAGACTATTTAAGGCAAGACCGCCTGGACTAAATCTATTTACCGTTGGTAAATGTTCTTTACCTCTCATATACTCTAAAGTAAATATATCAGGTGTTTTAAGGAAAGTAGTGTTATTAAATCTTGGCGCCATTCCTATTTTTAAAAATCGAATTAAATTTCTAATTTCTTCACCTTCTTTTCGACTTCTTGCAACCATTAAAAAAGTAAAATTAAAGTTTCTTATTGTTGGCCCTTGAAATAACATTTCTGCATTCGGATTTAAAACATGACCACCTGATCTTGCAAGATATGTGTCTTGATCTAATTCTTGACCTGTTAGTAAAGAAGCAATAGTTACATTAAATTGATTCATTGCTGCTTGTCCAACACCTCGAAAACCACCACTCGTTATATCTCCTCTTTCTTGATCTTTCTTAGCTTGTCTTTGTTCTGCTTGTTGTTCTCTTGTTATTTGACTCGCTGATGTGACAAATCGATCAAGACTACCAATTCGATCAGCCATAGCTGCACTACCCAAAGCGAGAATACCAGAGGCGTTTAATTCACTTTTACCCCACTCAACTGAATTAACATCAGTCGCCTTTGGCATTGGTAGTATGATACTTCCCATTGGATTACTACCAATTAATTTATCTCCTGCCACATTTATTACTTTCCCTAATTTCTTTTCTTTTCTTCGAGGTTTGCTAGCATTTACATCTGGTCGAACATACTTATATCTCGTTATTTTCATGTGATCTTGAGCAGGATCAATATCTAACGGATATGCAAAAATTCTTTTTTGACCAGTTTCTGTTTCTGTATAGCCAGGTTGAAATCTTTTAACACTATAAGTTCCATCATTATCAGCTATATTTCGACCTGATCGATAATTATCAATTGTTGCTATGGAACTAGCATTATTGAATGCTTTTAAATCTTTGTTGTATTTTTGCAATAATTGTTCTTGAGGAAGTTTTTGAATACTCTCATTTGATTTTAGATAATTATCTTTGTTTCCTTTGGCATTGGCAATATTATACGCATCCCTTGCCTCATCAGTTTCGATAACTTTTGTGAAATCATCTGATGTTGGATTTACAGGTTTAAATGTGTTATTTGAAGTTTTTTCCTTTACACCACTTAATTTACCAGAACTCTTGTCAAAAGAAAAACTAGCCTTTTCAAATTCAACCCCTGTCACTGGATATTCTCTGCTTTGTGTATCTGCCATTAGTTTTTGTTATAAATTCGATCTCTCGGAACTGGAATACCCCTCATATCAACAAATTTTTCAGTCGGTAATTGTGCAACATCCGACCATTCACTATTAGGAATACGATATGGTGTTCCTCTTACACCTGTATAGAGATATTTATGTAGAGTTACAGGAGGGACTGCGACTGCACCCTGAGCAGAGTTATTTAGTAAGCTTGTTGCTAATTCGTCTCTTTGAGTCAATCGAACATAGTGCAGATTGCATCCTAGAAAACCACCTGTTCGCATTTCGATCACATATGACAGTGGATACATGTCATAATAAGGTTGTTTTGTTTGTGCCTGATAGGTGAAAAAATATAATTCGCCAGGTGCAAATCCAGCTGTATCAGCATAATCAGTTTCAAATCTTGTAGATCCAAGTTCCTCAAGTAATTGGCCACGAAAATAGTCCTCATTGACTTGACCACTCACTTTATTTAAGATGTTCTGAAGAATACTCATCGGATTCCTAGTTCTTTTTCAGTCATGATTTTAAATTCTAATTTACGATCATCACAAAATTCTCTTGCTGCTTTCCACTTTGCTTGATTCTTCACATATGTCATTGATTCGTTTATTAATGTCTTTCTTGATTTTCCCTTTGTTATCTTTGGTTCTTTTGTTTCTCTCATCGGTTTCACTTCAATCACTGATCTACGGATATTGTTGTCTTTGTCCTTATATTTAATAAAAAAGTCAGGAAAATATCTACGAACCCGATTTGTTGTTGGGTCATTGTAGGGTATCCAAAATTCTTCTGATGCCCATTCAAGTATATTTTCATTCAAATCACAATAATTCATGAATTTTCTCTCCCATAAAGACCTATAAATAATATTTTTAGCGTCCCCTTTATATTTTTTAGGGTTGGAGGGTCTATATATCCCTTTATAGCTCATATATAGTAATAACAACTCATAAGTATATTTATCGTGGCAAGCAAGACTTTATTTCCAAGAAGCGGTCAATTAAATACAGGTAGTGTTTTAAATGTTAGAGATACCATTGCAAGGCCATCTCTTGATACTTTGTACCAAGTTAATTTCTCATTTGGAAATTGGCAAACATGGTTAGGATCAGGTATAGGAAGACGAAGGACTCAAGGGTCTAGTTTTATGGAGAAGATGGCAATATTATGCACACAAGCGGAAATTCCAGGCACAAGTTTCGTAACTCAAAGTACGATTGGACATCATCAGGGTATTCAAGAGGAGTTTCCAAGTTTAAGAAACTTTCCTCCACTAAATCTTGTTTTTTATTGTGATGCAGATCATGTGATTTTAGAAGTATTTGAAAGTTGGATGTCATATATTAACCCAATCATGGGTAATCAAAGAGATAGGAGTGCATTTACACGATTTAATTATCCAGAGGATTATAAAGAAATTTTACATATTACTAAATTTGAAAGAGATGCTTTTACTGAGGATTCCTCAAGATTTTCCTCCTCATTCATTCAATATGAATTTGTAAATGTCTGGCCAAGTAACATGACATCGATGAGAGTTGCCTATGGTGATTCAAATGTGTTAAGATGTAATGTGCAATTTGCTTATGATCGATTCTTTACGTCTAATTCTAAAACAGCGACACACCTTGCGTTTCCTCAAAATAAATCAAATCCTCAATCTAAAGACGTTGTGAAAACTATTGCTCAAACAAATGTTGAAGATATTGGTAAAGGATTTTATAATGTCAATATGGAAAAAACTA